AGAGGCTAATACATACCTCAGAGTCACCGAAGTAGATTTCGCTGACATAAAAACAAACTTAAAAACGTATCTTCAATCTCAGACACAGTTTAATGATTATGATTTTGAAGGTAGTAATATGTCAACTTTGCTAGATGTATTAGCATACAATACACATTACAATGCTTTTTATACTAACATGTTGGCCAACGAGATGTTTTTAGATACTGCACAACAACGTGATAGCGTAGTGTCAAGAGCAAAAGAATTAGGATATCTCACACGTTCTGCTAGAGGTGCTAGTGCAAATGTATCTATAACATTTACTGGAATTGCATCAAACATTTCTGAGTTTGAACTTCCAAAAAACACAACATTCACTTCAAGTATTAATAATAGAACATTTACTTTTGTAACACCAGAATCAAATATTATTCGAAATATATCTAATACTTTTACGAAACCAATCACGATCACAGAAGGTACACCAGTTAATCATGAGTTTAATGTAAGTAGTGCATCACCGGTAAAATATATTTTACCAAATGAAAATGTAGACACTACTAGTATAAAAGTTACTGTGAAAGAATCTTCTTCATCAAGTGCAAATACAGTTTATTCAAAAGCAACAAATATAAGAGAAGTGAATAGCAAATCCGCAGTATACTATCTACAAGAAACACATGATAAACAATATGAGATATTATTTGGTAGTGGCTCTCTGGGTAAACCCGTTGTAGATGGTAATATTGTTCAGGTAGAATATAGGGTATGTCATGGAATACAGACTAACGGCGCAAATACTTTCTCTATTGATAGTATATCAATTACTCCTAGTTACACAAGTGCTAGTCTCACAGTAAATTCAGTAGCAAGAGGTGGAGTAGAACTTGAGAGTATTGACAGTATAAAGTTTAATGCACCAAGAAACTTTAAAATACAAAATCGTGCAGTGGTTGCAAAAGACTTTGAGAGAATTATATTAAATGAAAATACAAATCTTTCATCAGTTGTAGCGTTTGGTGGTGAAGAGGCCACTCCAGCTGTGCATGGAAAAGTTTACATTGCAATCAAACCACAAGGTGAATTGATTCCTACAAATACATTAAAAGAAGAAATAAAAAATTCTATTAATGATAGAACAATGCTTGGCATTGATCCAGTAATTATTAATCCAGAATATCTTTATGTTATACCTACAATCACAACATACTATGATAAATTGAAAACAAACATAACAACATCAGCTATATCTACTTTAATTAGAACAGGTATATCAAATTATTCGTCAACGAATTTAGAACAGTTTGGTAAAAGATTACGATACTCTAGATTTGTAAGGGCTTTAGATAATACAGATGAGTCAGTTTTAAATAACGAAGCTTCTTTTAAAATGCAAAAAAGATTTGTGCCAAATACAAATACTGCAACGCTTGTAAATCTAAAGTTTTTAAATCCTATCGCAAAGAACTCTATCATATCAACTTCATTTACTTTAAATAATTTTACTGCATTTATAGATGATGATGGTTTAGGCAATCTTAGAGTTTTTAGATTTAATTCAGATAAAGAAAAAGTTTTTATAAATTCAAATTTAGGAACAATTAATTATGATACTGGTGAATTAAATATTAATAGTTTTACTGTTACTGCTTTTGATGGTATAGAAATAAAAATAAACGCTGATCCAGTAAATAAAGATATTGTTCCTCTCAGAGAACAGATTATAATCGTGTCTTCCGCTGATGCGGTAATCACAACAGTATCAGAGGTAAGTGATTAATGGCCGTAACTGAGAAACTATCATCATTAGTTCAAAGACAGTTTCCAGCCTTCTATCAAGAAGAGGGAGAAAAGTTTTTATCTTTTGTAAAAGCATATTATGAATACTTAGAAACATCTGGTAAACAACAAGATTCACAAAGAAATATACAGAGTTACAAAGACATTGATACAACATTAGATCAGTTTATAAAATATTTTCGTTCAGAACTTATGGCTGAAATTCCTAATGAAGCCTTAGCAGATAAAAGATTACTTGCAAAACGTATAAAAGATTTTTATCAAACTAAAGGTACAATTGAGTCATATAAACTTTTATTTAAAATATTATATAATGAAGATGTAGAAATTAATTTTCCTGCTAATCAGATGTTAAAAATTTCAGATGGTGATTTCAGAATCGATAGATATCTTGTTACCCATCATGATCCTAGAGCATATACACTGATAGGCAAAACAATCATAGGAACAGATAGTCAAGCTGAAGCACTTGTAGAAGATGTAAGAAAATTAATTTCTAAAAGAAGAGATATTAATCAAATATTATTATCAAACATTAAAGGCTCTTTTACTCATTTAGAAACAATTAAGATAAAAGATGTTGATGATGGATATACACCAATAGTTGAATGTGGTATTAATAATGTACAGATGATATCTAAGGGTGGCGAATATCGTATAGGAGATGTTGTTGAATTATTCTCGACAACAAGTGGAGAAAAAGCAAAAGCGGTTGTTACAAATACTTTAGATTTACAAGCAAAAGTCAATTTTAATCTAATTGATGGTGGTTCAGGATATGTATCAACTGAAAGTGATGCAGGTACAACTGTTGAATTAATTGGAGGTGACGGCGACTCACCTGCTAGTTTCAAAATACAACCAGGTTCTTTAACAGATACTTTTGCTCTTTCATTGAATGTAAATAAATTTGCATCAAATACGATAGCTGGTGAATTAGCACCTAGAGTTGCTTATAGAGATTCGTCTTTTGGAATTATGGACACACATGCGAATACTCTTCTAGGTAGTCCAGAGTTTGGCTTTAGAGAATCTACTGAAAATTTAACAGCGGGCCAGAATTTTAAAACAAATGATAGAGCAGTGCTTGTTTTAGCAAATACTTCAAATCCAGGAGTTGTAGTTGGTGATAGTTTATATGGTGTTACATCATCAGCAAACGCAACAGTAAATCTCATAAAAAGATCCTACAATGGAACAAGTGTAGTTCTTTCAATTGACGGATATAAAAATTTTCAAGTTGGAGAAAAAGTTAATAAAACTTTTTCTAATGGAACAACTGTAGGAACAGTTCCAGCATCTGGCTTCTTAGCGAATACTGTAGGAAGACAAATATTAGCTATAGCTAATACCGATGGTGGTGGAAATATTGAATTAGGTGACGAGCTTGTAGGAGTAAAATCAGGCACTTTTGGAGTTGTAAAACTTAGAATATCTGTGAGTGGAACTGAAACATATGATCATGATGGAGATAGTACACCTGACAGAAAAGTTACCACTGTTATTGTTAGTGCGAATAATACAGCAAATGTTTCATCTCAATTCGATGCAGGCCCGTTGAATAGATTTCAAGAAGGTGAAGGTATAAGAAGAGTAAATTCTTCAGCAATTGTAGCAAATGTTGTTTCCGATACAGCGAATACAAGTTCTGAAAATATTTATACTAAATTAAGTGATTCACTTTTATTTCTTAACGAGCCAGTTGGTACAATAGCAAGACTTGATAATAGAATTGGCGGAACTAATTTTGGAACAGCACCTAGAGTAAGAGTTGAGCATAGAAATGTTTCTTCTCTTGGTATAGGAGAAGCTTATCTAACACTACAAACAGATAATGTTAATCTAGGAACAGGTGTTGGATCTATAACATCTTTTGATACTAATGATAGAATAGAACAAACTTCTACTGGTGCAAAAGGAAATATTATGCAAGTGTTTGATACAATTCAACATGCAAATACCACATATGAACATAGAGTCAGAGTCTGGCAAGATGAACTACAAAGAGAACCAGGAAATAAAAATTGGGCTAATGATGCGGTAACAAATTCAAAGCACTTTACAGATGCAAGTCAAAGCACTCTTTCAGGAACAGGAACACTAAAAATAGTAAAAGTAGAAGATGAAGGTGTATTAGGAAGAAACGCAGTTGTAACATCAGATATAGGTGCAAATGGAAGTATAAATTCAGCAAGAGTTATAGATTCTGGATTTTCATATAGAGATGGTGAAACTGTAACTTTTGCTTCATCAGAAAGAGCCAATGCCATTCAAGCCACAGGAACAATTGGAATAAAAAATGTTGCAAATGCTGAAGGAGTATATGCAACTACAAGAAGCCATGTTTCTTCAGCTAGAGGCTTCCTACAAGACAGTAATTTTTATCAAGAATTTTCTTATGAAATAGAAGCATCTGTAGCTTTAGAAAGATACAGAGATATAGCTTTAAGATTAGTTCATCCAGCTGGCCAAAAGTTTTTTGGAAAATTCAAAACCTCAACAAATGCAATGAGCCAGTCTGTATCGACAGCATCAGTCAGAACAAAAAAAGTTGCATCAGGAACAATAGCAATTAATAATAATGCGAATACAATTACTGGTACGTCTACATCTTTTCTCTCTGAATTTTCAAATAATGCTCCTATAATAATTGGGCCTGTTTCAGATGTTTTCTATAGGGCACGACTAAATATAGTGAGTAGCGATACAAGTGCTAATTTACATTCAAATTGGACACATGGAAATATTACGAGTGCTAACGCACATTACTTTTCGGGAACGGTAACATAATGTCTTCTTATGCTAGTAAAGAAATGAATATAATGGGAGCTAAGGCTTTCATTGAGTCTTTAAATCGACAAGATGGTAGAAGCACTAAAAACTCTACAGTACTTTATGCTGTATTGGGAAAAAGTTCAGATTGGCCAAATGAACCTACAGCTACTTTGGCTCAAGAAACTGTAAAGAATAAGCATTACGATTTATGGAAAGATGCAATTGCCGCTAAGAAAATTACAACGGGCGATGTAAGTCATGTCATACCTAGAAATGACTGGGTTACGGGTACCATATATCCTATGTACAAGCATACAAATATTCAATTATTTGATCAAAACTTTTATATTCTTACAGATCAGAATAATGTATACAAATGTCTATACAATAATAAAGGTGGACAATCTACAGTTAAGCCTGCTAGTTTATCTACAACACCATTTACTACTTCAGATGGATATACTTGGAAGTATATGTACACAATTAGTTTAGGTAGTGCAAATAAGTTTCTCACTGCGGCGCATATGCCAGTTCAATCATTATCTAATAGTGATGGATCTACAGAACAAAATAATCAAGTTGCTGTTCAGAA